AAAACACCATTGGGCGTCAGCCTTTAAATGGTGGGAATGGCGATGGATACACAGTTGGTGGTCCAATGTACACATTGAATGCTACCGGGGTTCACGGCATTGCTCATAGTCATGCGTTTAAGATACGCGGTGGCGGCAACGGTGATGGCTCTCGAGGCGGCCCAAAAGGTGGCACTGGAGGTACAGGATACTTGGGACAAGATGAGATGGCATTTACTGTAGCTGCGTCTCAGGATCAGTATGTAGCACACGACATTGCCAATACGCTCCGTGCCAATCCCGGCAGTGGCTTTAGGTCGGATGGTACACCAGTCGAAACTGTAGTGTTTGCAAATGTTGCCGACTGCTTAACCGCTGCATATGGAACCAAATGGAATGGTAATGGCTCTGCTACAAATGGCAGTTTATATGCTATGAACAATTGGGTAGTGCGACGCCTTACTCCTGTTGAATGCGAGCGTCTGCAAGGATTCCCAGACAACTGGACAGATATTCGGGATGATACGCCAGATGGCCCTAGATACAAAGCAATCGGCAATTCGATGGCTGTGCCAGTCATGGCTTGGATTGGCAAGAGGATACAGGAGAGCAAAGAGAAGTATGGTTGAGCATTATCGTAAAGGCCCCAGTCCACGGCGTTTTGCCATGGATTGGGGTCTCAACCCACATCTGTTTAACGTCATCAAGTATGTTGCCAGATGCAACCACAAGCAGTACAAAAACCAAGACTTACATAAAGCAATCTGGTATTTGGTTGTAGAGCTGACAGATGACGAAGAACTATCCGACGAAATAGTTGAAGCAGTAAAAAAACACTCCATCAGTTGATGGAGTGTTCTGTTTTTTAGTCTGCGAATGGGTCGTCGATATCATCAACGGGCGGTTTAGGTGCGGGTTTGATACCGACTGATGATTCGGTATATCCACCAGGTTCACCGTCTTTAGGACGATCAAGACCAGAGATGTCATCTACGATGATTTCGTAGACTTTACGCTTAGTGCCATCTTTGGCTTCGTATTCACGTACACGAAGTTTGCCATCGATAGATACAAGACGTCCCTTCTTCAGGTATGTAGCTGCAAAGTCAGCGGATTGACCAAAGGCAGATGCTTCAAAGAAGTCTGTTTCCTTCTCTCGTCCCTTCCGATCAACTGCAATACGCAGTCCTGCAACAGTCTTACCAGCGTTCGTTGTGCGAACTTCTGGGTCAGCACAAAGCCTTCCGATGAGTATAACTCTATTAAGCATCCGTAGTTCCTTTAGTCGTCAAACGTTGTCATTTCGTCAAGTTTACGCAGTGGCTTGCGTGGTGCAAGATACTGAATAACCGTCTCTGCAAGTTCAAGCATTACCCGGTTCGGTACGCATACTTGGTCATTGCGTTGTGAGTACAGGTAGTTCCAAGCCTGTAATGGTGTGCCAGAATATGGCTCTCTACCGTCAATCGTAATGTGGTACTGAATACCGTCGTTGTATGACAGTTTGATGTCCACATTACAGTCACGGCTTTTAGTGATGATTGTTGTCACTTCTTTTTGTTCTCCAACTTGGTGATGCGTTCGTTCATCTTATTGAGTTGAACGTTCAACAAGTCAAAATACGTCGTCACTGCGTTGAGTTGATCGATGAGTTGAACCATCATCTCCATAGTGAAGACGATTGGTTCATTGCTCGATTTTTGTTCTTCCATAAAACCACCTCTCCCTGTAAGTATACCAGCGGTTTACTTGTTTAGGTAGTACTTTTCAAAGGAAGTTGTGGTAACTGGCAGTACTTGCGTAAGGACATTCCAACAATCTGTTGCAACTTCCCTGTGTTCTGCTTGCGTGTGGTCATCCATTCGCACTCGGCAGTAGTGAAGCCAGTCACGAACTGTGCCTTTCATGTACAAACGTGTGCCAACTGATAGTGGAAGCACCATTCGTGCAGTCTCAAGGGCTACGCCTTTATCAACTAGTTCCCTGTACGTCCGAACAGCGTACAAGATTGAAGCCAGTGCCTTATTATCCATGTTAAGTTGGTCTTCAGAGTCTTCAAAAGGTACGCTCCCTTGCCTGTTTGTAGCGCCTTTTTTACGCATTTTGGGTAGTTCCATCTCAATCTTTGATGGATCTGCGTAGCGCTGGCTGAACTCTTGGAATGTAAAGCTTCTGTGCCTGAGAATCTGAGCTGCAATAGCCCTAGAAGTGTAGATTTCCATGACTACATCGACCATTTGAAAGACTGACCAGTGTCCGCCCTTCATGCAGTAGTTGAGCAAGCGTTCGTAGTCTGGATTGTCCTCAAAATCGGACGATACTCGAGCAAGATGAATCATAAACGCTTCAGCATCTGGCTGAATGTACTTAAGGGTTGCTGCCATTACTTAGGTGTATCCAATTCGTCATACAGAGTGTTATCTTCTACGCACAGGTTATTGACACCTGTGCTACCAAAACCGCCTGTACGGGCAGTTTTTGTACTGATATCAGCAGCTGTAGCGTTCTCCACAAACACCATCTGTGCGATACGCATTCCTGCATTGATATGGAATTCATGTTTACCTGCATTGAAAAGTAAGACGCCAATCTCCTGATCGTAATCAGCGTCAATGATTCCTGGTGCGTTAAGTACAAAGACTTGTTGTTTAAACGCTAAACCAGATCTACTACAAACAAGCCCAATAATGTTGTCAGGCATGACAGTCTTAACGCCTGTACGTACGAGAACGCACTGGCCAGGCATAACAAAATCGGACTGTTGTGCAAAAAGGTCGTATCCAGCAGATTTCTCTGTGCTTTTGATTGGCATGAGGGTAGGTCTGCCATCAACAGGTTGGAAATAGTACATTAAAGCCGCTTCCTCAACTCTTTCCCAGACCAGCGAAACAGGGCTTTAAGGGTAGCCAAGTCCAGTTCTTGAACGTCTTTTTCAAGGTCGCGTCCGTCAAGGACTTCTTTAAACGCTAATTTGTGTGGCTCAATCTTGGGGACACCAAGCACCTTCATAACCGACTCGATGAATGCCTTTTTCATTTCATCCTCCACCGCAAGTATACGGCATGATAGGATGTTTTTGAAACGCGATGAAAACTTAAAAGTCCGCCCATCATGCCGATTTTGACATTTGAGTCGAGCGAATCTAAAGCCCCTTCACAGAGGGGCTTTTTTAATTTACGTGCGAATACGTGCGATTACGAGCGTTTGCCGCCTTCATAATCAACGCCATGACCAGCCAATTTCAGTGCATCGGCAAGGCTTTGTCCATTACATGTAACCGTACCAAGGATACGTCCGTACTTGTCTTCTCGGTGATTCTTGACGCTTACAACAACGTTTGCTACATCCTTGCATAGCCAGTCAGTGGTAAATGCCTTAGCGGCTACGCCTTCCGGTGTATCCTTCTCTGGACAGTTGATGTGTTCAAGGCGAATCTTTTTACCTGCAAGTAATACACCAAATCCAAGGTCAATGTCGGCTTTAAGTGTGTCACCATCTACGGCGGAGAAACCTTTTAAGGCATACTGATACAGCGTTGACTTCATAGACTAAGTATAACAAAAACCACTGCCAGTTATACACTTCATCCCTGGGTCTACACGGGTGCATACTTAGCAGTGGCTTTTGTTTGATTGTCCGAGTCGTTGTACAGACGGTGTGATTCTACCATAAACAGCAAAAAGACCAGCATGGCGGCACTGGTCTTCCTTTGCAGAGTTTGTGTGTGTCGGGATTGGCCGGAGTAAGGAGCCTTTCCTTTATTGATCAGTTGATCTTTCTGATGTTACCGCTTTTTCACCATGTAGTGCTTTAGCATTTTTTATGTATTGGGCAACTTGATCAAAGTCAAGATACCCAGTCACTGTGTCGTCAATGACATCACCATCTGGTGCAACCATTGCACACTCAAACAATTTGTCTTGGTGACCATAGCTTATATGTTCTGTGCAGATGATTGATATAACCCAGTTATCGTCCAGAGTTATTTTGCGTTGATACCATGTTTTGTTCATTCAACTATCTTCCTACAAAGTGCTTCCATAACCACTCAGCAAGCATAATGCCAATAGTGAAGCCTGCATACGGCACAGCACGTTGCAGTACCTGAATCCAAAACTTCTTCATTCCATAGACTCCAATGTAAGAACAACCCAGTCCTTAGCTGCCAGATCCTGTAACTCCAAATCCAGCGTGTAAGTGATAATCTCGTAGGTATCTAAGACCTTTACAAACCAACGTTCTTCTACATCGTAGTAATAACAAAAACCATCTGGCCATGATGTACGCTTAAACGCCAAGCCAGCCTCGACACCCTCGAGGATTCTCGTTATAGATGTAGGCTTTAGGTTTACAGTACCTCTACGCATTGCAACCCGAATGCGTGATACATGACTTGTACTGATATTGAACTTGCGCGCAATAGCCTCGCTCTTTACCTTGTCGGCTACCATCTCACGAATCTGCTCTAACTGATCAGGCGTCAGCTTTTGCCTTTTGTCCATTCGCCTTCTTCAACCTCCCAGTCATCATGCAGAAAGTGATCAGCAACAATCAGTATCGAAATGATGTTACCCCGCACGTATGAAATCTTCTTCAGCTTGTCGGACGCTCTGATGTAATCACCAGGCTTCCAATCTACACGGCGTATATGCTTACCGTCACGCAGCGCTTGTAACGCTTCAATGCCCGTCATATTTATCTCCTCCCCGCAAGTATATCATTACCTGCGTGGGTATGGCTTCTACGGCGGGAGAAGGGTTTGGGTATAGGATGTTCTGAAGGTGAGGGGGAGGGAGAGGGAATATATACCCCGGCACACATTGTCCTACCCCCCTGCACGTACACATAGTAGTAAAGGAGGAAGGAAGATAGTGTATGAAAAATACACAGATGTATGACGACATGGGGGTGGGGACTGCACCGAGCTTTATGCGAAGGTGCACTACGATGGACGGGAGGGAGGGAGGGCTGGCCTCAGCCCGACCGACCGAACCAGACTACACCGAGCTTTATGCGAAGGTGTACTAAGTTCCACCCTAGCGTACACGTATCTGTCACACCGCTGCCTATATCACCACACCTAGCACAGAAAAGTCCTGCTTTAGCAGGTTCAATATCCCGATGCGAATGCATCGGAAACAGAAATGTATTGTGTCGAGCTTGTCTCGACTCCAATCCTTCGGCGCGCCAGCGCCGAAAAAATATAGGGCATAAATCGTAGGATAATGCAAGTGTATATACTTGCGGGCTTGGTATAATATTTACGTGCAGGGGCTTCACCTCCTGACACATTTGAAGGGTTCATTTAGAATGAAAAGTTTAGACTTAATCAAACGGCGTGAGTTGTCTTACATACCGTTAGAGAATATTGCCAGTGCAATAAACTACGGCTGTAATGCTAACCTGACGGGTTCCGATATCTTCCAATATCTCACAGATGTTGCAGGTATCACGTACGACGCGGACCAGCAGGGGGTGATTTCTCACCTTGGTTTTGTTCTTGATACGCTTGCAGGATTGTCGGCGGAAGATATTGATATCTGCTATTGTTTCGGTGTTGATTATGATGATGATGATAGGCAGGGCATTGTCGATTCCATCGCTAGGTTGCATCGTGAGTTAGATGATAACAATACGTGGCATACGGTTCTTATTGCAGAAAATGGAGACTAGTATGCATCCAGTTCTAAAGTTCGTCATTGTTGTTGTGATTGCACTCTGCCTTATGGCAGGGTGCGGTTGCACAGATGGGCGTATTGATAATGCGTCCGATTATTCGGTAAAGGGTAAAGGTTAGAGTTATGGAAAAGAATACGGACATCGTTATGACGTTCGACCAGTTTTATCACCATGTGGACCGCTACATTTCACGGCGTCTCGGGATTGGTCTTGAGTCGTTGGCAGATGTGGATATATGGGACTGGTACACGGAAGATAGCGCGCCTATAGAATGGTGGCGGGGGCAGGTTCGCGAAGCTGCGCAGTTCGTTATGGAAAATCAGGACTGCATTGACGATGAGCTTTTGAGTTTGTTCTAGAGTTCGACCAGGGACCCCGCTACAATCCGGCGGGGTTCCATCTTTTATTTTTGAAACCTTGTAAAGATTTACCGCAGCGCCAGCGTAGGTCAATCTTTCAATGGTTTTTCAGTGTGGGCTAGTAACACAATGTAGTGTAGTTAGTTCTTAACCACACTGATACATTCCGATTAATCCTTATAACCTTTAACTACAATAATGTGTTGTTATCCTTCTTTCAATCCTCTCTCGGCTACACCGAGCTTTAGCGAAGGTGTACATCTACGCCGAGCTTTATGCGAAGGCGTACTTTAACCCTCGCACAGCGTGAGCTCAGCTGCTCTCCCCAAGCGTATCGATACTTGCATAGTTACGGTGGATCATTGTGCCTCTCGAGGTACTACACGCACACCACGCAGGTACGCCACACACAAAAAGAGGGAAGAAAACAGTTCAGAATGTGCTACGCCAAGCTTTAGCGAAGGCGTAAGAGCAAAATAAATACCTGCATAGTTACGGTGGAAGAGTATGCCTTCTCCCCTATGCCGAGCTTTAGCGAAGGCGTAAGAACAATGGAGGGTTACGAAAAAGCGTGTCTATTTAATTAAACACACGTCTTATTAATTACACAATGTCACGATCGAGATAGAAACTATGCGAGAACAGACAAGTAATGCCGCGCGAAGCGCGGAAAATTTTTTTGCCAAAATAGGCTTGCATTATCCTACGATTTTATTGCATTTTTGCGCAGCTCTTGCCATTGCCTGATGCCATACCGCAGGTATACGATAATGATAATTGGCGGTGAATTGTTATAGTTAGGATAACGATCAGCCAGTTTTTGTACTATATTCGTCTATTTGCATAATGCACCGATTCTACGTTTTAGAGCTGCTCGAGCGCATATATCGGCGGGTTTGTACCGTTTTGGTGGTATAATACCTGCATGGTTACTTTAGAACAGTCTGCGAGCGCTCTAGACTCGCGCGCGGCGCTTATCGCCTCAACGGTAAAGGTCACGGCTATTAGTGGCAATGATAAAGTCGGCAAAGTGGCTACTACTCAGGTTTCGCAATTTACCTGCGACAATCTCGGCACACCCTGTCCGTTTAGGCATGCGGGTTGTTACGGTGAGTCGGGGCGGGTCGCTATGACTTCGCGCGTTCTCGAGATGGCATCTTTGGCGCTTGGGGAGACAATCACCCTGTTAGATATCGCACGGGCTGAAGCTGATGCCATTGACACATTGAAGGGTAACAGGCCGCTACGCTTGCACATCGTCGGTGATTGTCCAACGGATAGCGGCGCAACCCTTGTGAGTTTGGCGGCTGAGCGCTATATGGACCGCGGCGGGTTCCCCGTCTGGACATATACGCACGGTTGGCGTGAAGTTGCGCGGTCGTCTTGGGGGCGGGTGTCTGTCTTGGCGTCTTGTGAGTCGGTCGAAGATTTGAACCGGGCGCGCGGGTTGGGCTATGCCTGTAGCATGGTCGTAGAATCGCACGGCGAAGCGATCAAGCCGTATAAGCTGTCCAACGGTATGACGGCGATACCCTGCC